TCTTAATATCTCCAATGTTATCAGGAATACAAATATATTATGATATACCATTTTTAGATAATCTATGTTTTCCAAATAATTATAGAATAAAAGATGCTAAAAATAAGATAGCAATAATACACGGAACTGTAGATAAATTAATAAACATAAGACATACATATGAATTGATAAAAATAATAAAAATATATTGTCCTGATAATTATTATAAACCGTTAATAGTTAAAGCGGGTCATAATAATATTGAAATGAACAATACAAATATATTTATAAATTATATAAATAATTTTATTGGGTGAGATTTTCAATATTTTCTAATTCTTTATCATTTTCAATTTCAATTTTGTCTTTTTCATTTGGTAATATATTATTGTATTCTTTTGATATTATTTTTTCTTTAATAAACTGTTTTTTTTCATCATCTTGAACATTACTAGTTAAACCGATAACCTTTCTATTAAGTATATATTCAATTACAAAGAATGAAACAAAAATAGTTATTAACCAAATAATAAATAACCAAATAAAATTACTAAATCCTTTAACAATATTAAATATAAATGGATATTTAATAGCTAAAGGTGATATAAGACTTAGTGATGAAACTAATTTAATAATATTAGGATTTATAATATCACTAACAATTGATTTAAGTAAATCAGTAGTTGCAATACCAATAGCAAAACCAGACGCCGCTACTAAAACTTTATTTTTGTAAGTATATTCTTGAAAATCTTTGTAAAACTTGGTTAAAAAAAGATCAATTAGTTCCATATTTATTTATAAAAATGATAACAATTTTGTAGTATATTACAAAATGGCAACAAATCTATTGATAGATTTTGAATCTAAACTACCTGATGATCTTGTAGAGTATATTTATACCAAGGTTATTTATACTGTTCCTAACGATCTTTTAGATCAAATTAAATATCGTTATAAGATCAGGAAGTATATTAATATTATTAAAAATATTAGTATAAATGAAAAATATGCAATGTTATATGATATATTGATAGTATATTATAGTGTTATTAGTAATGATGTAAAATATGTTAGATATAGTGATTCAAATGTTCCTAACAATCTATTAAATGATATAGTAGATACTATAGAAAATAGTATTAATTCTGATAAAAAAATAATTAGTATATGTACTAATTATTTACTAGAAATACCTTTTTGTCATATAAAGTATATATTTAAAAGAAATAGACCTTATATTTAATTTTATTATTTAAAGTTAAATGATAAATCATTTAGATCTATGGGATATAGGACAAAAAGTTAATATAAATAAATATCCAAAAAAATTTCATAAAGCAGTTAAGATGCGTTTAGAACAACAAAAATATAAGTTTAATAAAATAGATACAAGTTTAAACTTATTTAGAACATTATTAAATCAACCTGCAAATATTATAACACCTAGTTCTTTTTGCGATTATATCAGTAAGATATTTAAACCAATTAAGAATACTAATGTAATAATAAAAGATACAAAACAATTAAAAAAAGAAGGATTAAATCTTATTGTATCGGTAGATCATTTAACGGGACATATGTTAATTGTAGAATATAATGGTAATAAAAATAGTAAAAATACAGATTTGGTGATAGTTGGTAAAGGAGTTACATTTGATGCTGGAGGATATACATTAAAATCTAAATATGCGATGAATAATATGCATTTGGATAAAACGGGTGGAACAATGGCATTATACTTACTATACGAACTTGCTTTAAATAAAACAAAAAAAAATATAACAGTATGTGTTCCATTAGTTCAAAATAATATTTCTCATATGGCAACAAAACCAGGTGATATTATAACATCTTATTCAGGTATAAAAGTTGAAATAACAAATACAGATGCTGAAGGAAGATTAATATTAGCAGATGGTCTATCATATTGTATAGATAAATATAAACCTAAACGTATTATTGATATGGGAACTTTAACTGGTATAGATCAATGTAAAACATCTTATGCTTATTTTAGTTTATCGCAGAATATGAAAAAACAATTAATTAAAAGTGCAAAATCTTACGGAGAAGAGATAAAAGAATTAAGTATAGGAAAAGAATATATAAAATATACAAAATCAACAAGGGCTGATATAAAAAATGCGGAATTTGGATGTGCGGACAGGATTATAGTATGTTTATTTCTATTAAACTTTATACCAAAAAAATATTATAGTAAATGGATACATATTAACTTAAGTGATATGACGGTTAAAAAGGATCTAGCCATTTTGGAAGGTAGCTATAGTATTATGGATTTCATTAAAAAAATACATACTACATAAAGTAGCATATTCTTGTATAATTTAGAAATTAATATATTATTATAAACATTTTCTAAATTGTTATTCATAATATTAAGATTTGATTTTAGTGTATATTTTTCATTATTATTACCGTATTTATCAATATATTTTACAAGTTTATTAATATTATTAATTATTAATTTGGTTTCATTACATTCATTACATTTACTGTACATTTAACATTTAGTTATTTGATTTTTTTATATCATATTTTGGAGGATAAAAGCATACTAAGATTAATGTTTCAATTGCAAGATCTTTATTATTGTGAAAGCAATATTGATGTTCTATATTACTTGCGTGTTCTATAAATTGTGATTTATATGGAGTTATATTTAATAGTTCTAGACTAATATCAGAAATAGAATATTTGCGACATTTTTTAACTATTTTTTTTATATCTGTTAGTGTTGGTTTGGTGGTAATATTTTTAATTGGTATAACATCTATTTTAATATTCTTTTCAACTGATATTCGCACTAATATAAATCTGCTTAAAATTGGTTTATCAATTTTAGATCGTTGAGTAGTGGTAGCAATAAATTGTGTAGTATTATTGTATTTTTCAAGAATAATACGTAAAATAGTCATACATTCTTTATCACATTGTTCAATATTAAATAAAATAATTTTACGTATAGTATTATTGATAGTAGTAGTTTGTATTAATGATTTAATAAATTGTAAAATATGTATATTAATAATTGAGAAAGTTAGATATTGACTATTTTCAAGATATCTAATATTTTTATGTGTTCTTATTTGATTATGAAGAGTGTTATCAATTATTTTATCATTAATAGTGTTATTAGCACCATAATATAATATATTCATATAAACATTTTATAGATTTAAATCTTTAAATGGATAAGCAACAATGTTTGGATATCTTAGGTTTGGATGAAACAGCAACAGAAGCGGATATTAAAAAAGCGTATAAATCAATAGCATTAAAAACGCATCCAGATAAATTAGTTGATTTAGATGAAAATGAAAGAAATGAAAAAGAATTGCAATTTAAAGAAGCTTCAGAGGCTTATAAAAGGTTAATAGATAATAATTTTTCAGACATATTTGATGATATATTTGGTGGAAGTGAAGGAATGGCAAGTATGTTTGGTGGAAGTGAAGGAATGGCAAATATATTTGGTGGGGGTGAAGGAATGGCAAGTATGTTTAGTGGAATGGCAAATAAGTTATTTCAATCGCAATCATTTCAAAGTATATTTAAAACATCTGTAAAGATAACTTATTATGATCTTATTTATAAAAGAAAATTAGAAAAACAATTTAATTTATGTGGAATACCAACAAAAGCAATAATAGATTGTTCTAAATTTCCTAAACAGTTTATAACCCGAAGTTTTAATGGATTAAGTTCAACAGCTGAAATTGATTTTAAATTTGAAGATGATGATGTATATGAAAGTATTATTCATCAAAGTGGTAAAGTAGATTTAATATATCAAATGAAAATATCACATTATGATTATTATAAAGGATTTAATCATTCTTTTGTTCATATTGATGGTAATAATGTAAGTTTTAAAGCTAAAAGAATGTCAAAGAAAACTTTAAAAATAAAAGATAGAGGATTAAATGGAGGAGATTTATTAATTAAAATGGTTTTATACAATCCGAGCAATAGCAAGTTAAAAGATATAAGTAATGAAGAATATGAAAGTTTTTTAAATACTCTTAACGCACTGTGTAATGATAAGTAAAAGTATATAAAGACAATTATGATAATAATGATTAAAAAAGATGCCTGCTAAAAAAGGAGATAAGGTTGAAAAAAGTGCTAAATCCAAGGATGCCAAGGATGCCAAAGTAGCTAAGGATACTAAAGTATCTAAGGATACCAAGGTAGCTAAAGATGCTACAGATACTAAGGTAAAAAACAAGAAGGTAGAGGTAGTTTCATATGAAAATTCAAAACTAGCTGAATTGATTGAGGCTATTGCAAATATGGATAAGGAGTTTAAGGCAATCAAAACCCTAGTAAAACTTGTTATTAAGGAGAATGATAAGAAGGAGAAGATCCTTAAGAAAGAACGTGATCGCAAGGAAAAAGCTCGTTTGAGTCCTAGTGGTTTTGCTAAACCAACTGAGATCTCAAGTGAAATGTGTGATTTCCTAGAAATTGCACACGGAACACTGATGAGTCGCACTGAGGTTACTAAGAATATTAATACATATATAAGCAATAATAATTTGAAGGATCCTGTGAATGGACGTATTATCCGTCCAGATGCAGCATTGAAGAAGCTCCTTCGTGTTAAAGATGGTGATGAAGTTACTTACTTCCATATGCAAAGACTTCTTAATCCCCATATCAAGCCTTTTAAACAAGCAACTCCTGCGACAGCTTAAATTTGTTTTGAAATTATTTTTATATAAACACTATATTATCATAGTATATATAATGTTTAAAAATAAATTAAATGAAAATATAAATATAATTTATATTATTTTAAAGAATCCAAAAGATATTAATACCATACGTAAAACGTTTAAATTTCTTAAACGTGATTTTACAAGTTATTGGTATAATAATTTGGAATATACATATGAAATATCAAATGATAATCAATGTTTATTTAAACATTCTTTGATTGATATGGATGAAACAGATGATTATACAATATTAATGTATAATGATTCTAAACAACCGATATATGTATTTCCTTGTGTAAATAAAATATCTTTTAAAGATTCTTATACTATAGAAGAATATAAAATTAATAATCGTTTATCATTATGTATTAAAGATAAATCAATATATATAAGTTTTAAATACTCATCAAATTGTGATATTGATAGTAATATAAAAAATATTGAAAATTGTATTAGCAAATGCTGATAGGTATCCATTTATCAAATTCTTTAGAATATGAACACCTAATAGATTTAGAAAAATTTAGATTAGTATCTTTAAAAGCATCACGAACCATATGACTTTGTTTAATAGTTTGTATGGATAAGTATTTATTATCTTCTTTTACTTTATAAATATCAGGTAAATCTGTTTTAATAACAGATTTTATATTATCTGTTTTTAAAGTAAATTCAATATTATCTTTTGTTTTTATTGATACAGATTGAATAATGTTATCATCAATATTCATAAGTTTGGGTTTATATTTCAAATTGTAAGCCCAAAAATATATACCTCTTACAGAAAATTGATATTCAAAACCTGATATTTTATTAAGTGTATCTACGCATAAATTATAATAAGGTTTTATACGATACTTACAAATATCCATAGGAGAATCTTCAGTATATTCATTATCTAATATATTATTTAACATTGCAAGTCGTTCTGGTAATTGAAATTTTGTTAAATGTTCTCCTTTATAAGATATAATATCTGAAATTAAAAAAATCCATTTTTTATTATAACAACATACCATTTCACCATCTATTAAAGTTCCATTAAATAGATTAGGATCAAATAATCCTTTTGCTATAATGATTCTTGGTAATTGATACGTAGGATGTATTTTTTTATCAATAAAATAAATTATTTCTTTATCATCATATTTTGTCATATATAAAAAATAAGGATTTCCATTTGTTCTAATAGATACTACGTGAGGTGTAGCTGTAATATGACTTACGCTTTCATCTGTTAATCTAAAAAAATGTTTTTGTATTATTTTTACATTATATTTTTTATCAATTTCTTCTAATATATCGGTTTTAATATCATTTGATTTGATATTATATGCTACTCTATCGCAAAATGATATAATACCCAAATGCATTACTATAATGATAATATATATTATAATCTTTATATGTTAAAGCGTAATGGTTTATTTTGTATTCTACCATTATTGCTATTACAAAAAATGTTATCAGTTGGTATATCTTCTCTAGCAGGTTGATATTGAGATAACAATTCTTCAGTTGGTTCTTGATTTTTAATAATATTAATATCATTTGATATTTGCGACATTCTTACATCATAAAATTTAACATTAGAGTTATTAACTGTATGAAGATCTTTTGTTTTTTTTAAAATGGATTTAGGTTTTTTAACTTCATTTACTGGCTTTTCAGGTTCAATACTTTTATAAAATAATAATACAATTGCAATTATAAGAAGAAATATAATAATAACATATTCTAATTTAAGTGGATTGGATTCTATAATCATTTATTATAATAAGACATTCCTTTTTTAATATTAATTACCTTTATGGAATCACTTATATCTTTACGATTATTAAAATCTTTATTATTATTAATAATCCACCAAAGTCTTTCGTAAGCATCAGTATCAGTTTCAAAAGGTTGTTTATTTAGTTTGTAAATTGTATTTTTAATAAAAATAACTACAACATTCATAATGTGTATATATTAGTATAATATATATCAACTGTTTATATAGAATGACTACATCTGTTAGCGAAGATGTTTATAATGATACATTGATTGATGATTTTATGAAAGAATATACTGTTTTAGATAATTCTAAACAATTGATGGTTGATATAATACGCAAACCTATATATGATATTGAAGAATTACGTAAAAGACAAAATGTAATTAATATGCCTGATATAACTATTCAATTAAATCATTTAAAAAATTTAGAAGAGGATGTTAATTATATTGTTAGTTTAGATTATAAAAAAATAAATGCTGATAATGAATTTTTAGGTGCTTTATTTCCTAACAGTTGGTATAATTTTCCTATTAATCTAACATATCCTACAATAGAGTTATTTCATTTGTATAAAGTTTATTCAGTTCCTTTAATGCAATTTATATCACCAATAAGTATAATATTAGGACCATATTATTATATTAAAACTGTTTTAAAAATTGATTTTTCATTATTTAAATATGTAAGTATATTATGGAAATCTTTAAAAGCTATTGTAAGTGCTTCATATAGTGATATTAAATATTCTTTGGTAAAATGGATAACTGTTTTAATATATTTTTCATTATATGTATATGGTTTATGGCAAATGGTTGATTATTCGTATTATTTACATAATTTACGTAATGATCTTTCTACTAAAATATCTAATGTTAAATCTTTTATTACTATATGTTCTAAATTATTTGAAAATATACCGGATGAATATTGGAAATTAAATGATATATATTATGATAAATCTTTTATTATCAATGGTGATCTTACTGATGTATATTGTTTTTGGACAAATACATCTAATTATAGGATACGAATGAAACAAATATTAGAATGTATTAATTATATGGATATTGCTAATGTAATTTCTAAATTATATCATAATAAAAATTGGTGTAAAGTTAATTATGATAATAATTCTAATACTAAAATAGTTGGTATGAGATCACCATTATTGGATGAAAATCAAGTTTGTAATCCGGCTTATTTGAAAAAACATTTGGTAATAACTGGACCAAATGCAGGTGGTAAAACAACTTATGTTAAGAATATTGTTTTAAATATAATATTAGCACAAACTATTGGTATTGCTATGGCTAATAAAATGACAACAAATACATACCATATTATTCAAACATTTATGCGAGTATCAGATGAAGTAGGAACACGATCTTATTTTGAAACAGAGGTAAAATATTGTTATGATTTATTGGATAAAGCAAGTAAAAATAAAGAACAAAATATATTATTCGTAATGGATGAACCTATGCATTCTACACCACCAATTGAAGGACAATCAACAGCCTATGCTGTATGTGAATATATTAATAATAATTTTAAAAATGCTAAACTTATAGTTACAACACATTATCATTCTTTAATAGATTTAGGTTATACTTATAAAGAAAGTTTTATTAATTTATCTATGGAAGCTATACAACAAGATGAATATGATTTTAAATTTCCATATAGAATCAAACAAAAAGAATCTAAACAATGTATAGCTTTAGAGTTACTAGGACGTGAGATGTTTCCAGAAGAATTAATTAAAAGTGCGATTAAAATGAAAAATAGATTATCTAATGTTGATGATAAATGATATCATTAAGTAGTATTCTTAACCGTTTAGATCTTGTTTTTTATATTGTAGTTTTTGCTATTATTTATGTAGCTATTATATATTTATGGAAAAAAATAGCGCAACTTGAAAGTTCATTTTATAAATTGGAAACAACTTTTGCTACTCAGTTGTTATATAAAAATAAAGAAAATAGTGCAAATCAATTTGCAGAAGATATGTTTATGAAAGTATTTGATAATAAACCTGTAGAAAATGTTGAACCTGCTAAAATAGAAATTGTTCCTGAACAACCTACAGATATAGTTGAAGAACCTATTATTTCTGAAATAACAGAAATATTAACACCTTCCGTTGATGATAATGTATTTACTAAAACAAAATTGGCTAAAATGTCAGTAGAACAATTAAAAGAACATTGTGGTAATTTTGGTATTTCTACAGAAGGAAATAAACCAGAATTAATTAATAAGATTCTTGCTCATCAAAAATAGAACGAATATATTCTATATCAATTAAAGGTAAATAAGGCACATATTCCCATTCGTGCTTTTTAAGATATTTAATAAGTTTATAATCCGCTACAAACATATATTCCAATCCATATATTGGATCTATCATATATTTTTGTAGGGTTTTTGGTAAAACATTAATACTTGTTTTGGGCATAACTATTAATAATTGTTCTTTTGATTGTATGAAATGATTATCATAATTAGGTGTATATTCATATGTATTTAAATAATTTGCAATATCAGCTATACTTGGACAACCTAAATATGGATAATACCAACTATGATCTATTTTATTTATATTTTTATTATAATAATTATAAGTCCAAAAAATACCATCAATATAATATTTGCACGCTTGAGGTATATCTTCAATATAAACTTCATTTCTATAATAATTTTTTCTCCAATTTTTAGGTTCGTTTGCCATAAATTTATCTTCGTAATAAATAAGATTCTTAAATATTATTTGTAAATCTCCTACATTAATATTAATAGGATCAATTTTTGATATTAAACACGTATTTTTACATACTGTTTTTAATATATTAATACCATTACTTGATATTTTAAGACTAATAGGATGTGGTATAAAATCATTACCCATTATTGATAACATAACACAATAGGATTTAATAATATCAGCATCTTTATTAAAAATATAACACCATTCTAATTCTATATATTCTTTAAGTTTTTTAATACTAATATATGTTATTTTATTATCTTGTTCTCGCATTAAATAAATATTATCAGCTTTATCACTCATTAATGATAGTAATATTAGATCAGCATCTAATCCGTGAATTAAATAAACATTATTTGTATTAGGATCATTATGAATAGCGTCAAGTATTTTATGTTCTCCTTCACCATTATTATACATACTATCCATATTAATACATCTTGCTTTGATATATTTATTTAAATTATCCATAAACGGTGTTCCACACGTTATAGCATTTGTATCCCAAGATTTATTCGTAGGTGAAATATATCTACGTTTTCTTTGTTGATTAATTTTAGCTAAAGGTGCAACACCATCAATTGATATAATATATTTGTCAGGTTTTATTATTTCAACTAAACTTAATGTTTTTCTCCATAACAAATGAAAGAATTCATCTTCACTTTTGCCTTTACAAATTGTTTCGTGAGCTATTGGATGTATTAGTCCATTATAGTCAAAAAATAAAATATTAACATTTTTAGGTGTTTGAATAATATCCGAATATTTCTTAATTAGATCTGAATAATAAAAAGGAATACCCATAATTAAAATATATTAATTATCTTTTATATCTTTTTTTCTTATATTTATTTAAAACATATAAGATGGATTTTACCAACACTATTTCGAAATTGTTAACTGGAACCCCTCAATCGCAATATGCGGCGATTGCTATTTTAATTGCGGTCATTGCGATTATATTATCTATATTATTTAACGAAAATGAATTAACCTTAGGTGAAAGATTAATGTTAATTGGAAGTGTTATTTTATTCAGTATTCCTTCCATTGTATTAGGACTATTTGATCTTACTTGTGTAGCAGGTAAGACTGTTGAAAATAGTTTATGTTGGTGGTGGGGTTGGGTAATTGCCTTCATTATCATTATTATTTGCGTAATTGTTGTATTTGCTTCGGTTTCATCAATGCTTACTTACAATGTTGCTACATCAAAATCAATTAAACCTGTTGTAGATGAAGAAGAATCAAATAAAATCGCTAAAGAATTAGTAAAAGATGTTCCAGAAACTGTTGAACCTAAAGCGGAAATGCCTACTACAAGTGATATGACTATGCAACAAAATATACAAGGGGATATGATTGGCAATGTTGAGGGTATGAGTGTTTATGGTGGTAGTGGTATGTCTTTAGAACCATTCCGTAATAAACCTAAAAAAGAGAAGTTTAATAGCAAAAAAGAAAAGTTCAGCAATTATTCAATAGAAGGTTTCCAAGGTTGTGAATATCAAGGTGTATAAAAATATAAAATAATTAGAACACAGACTAATAATATTAAGAAAAATATTAAAGAAAGGTAATATAATTTATTATTAGGTGTTAATTCTTTTTTTTCAATAGTATTTGTATTTTTCCAAATACCATAAGCTTCATCCAATGTTATTTGTTTTTTATTAATTCTTTCATTTACTTTGTTATGAATATCAACTGTCCATTTAAATAAGGTATCTTTATTTGTCATTATAGGTGGATAATCAGCTATCATTTCTTTGTAGTGATCCTGACAATCTAAACAAGGAAGAACATCACCAATTACTTCAAAAAACTTACGATATTGTTCTTTTTTCATATAAGTTAAATCTTCAGGATATCCTAGTGCAACATTATGTATAAACCCCCATCCAAATTTACCCCAATTTTTAGGTTCCATTTTACTATATAAAATGAAATAATTATAATATATTATGTCTAAAATAATCTGTAAAAATTGTAATAGTATAGGACATACTTATAGAGATTGTCCCCATCCAATAAGCAGTTATGGTATTATTTGTTTTACAATAATAGATAATGAAATTCATTATTTAATGATTCAACGAAAAAATAGTCTATCTTTTATGGAGTTTATTAAGGGTAATTACAAATCTATGGATTTTTCAAAAATAAATACATTAATTCAGTCTATGACTACTGAAGAACAATCTATATTAAACTGTGATAATTTTGATATTATTTGGGAAAAAATATGGTTTCAATCCAATAATAAAAATACAAAAGAGTATATTGATGCTAAGACTAATTTTGATATTTTATCTCAAAAAAATATTTTAAAAAACATTTTAAATACTAATAAAAAAAGTATTGCAGAACCTGAGTGGGGTTTTCCAAAAGGTCGTAAAAAACAAAATGAAACTGATATTGAATGTTCTTTGCGTGAATTTACGGAAGAAACACAATATAAACCAGATACAATTACAATTAATGATTATAATTTTCCATATCACGAGATATTTTTTGGAACTAATAAAATTATGTATAAACATACATATTATATTGGGCAATTTATTGGTGATCATACTATACCTAAGTTTAATAAACAATGTATGCAACAAATTAGGGAAATTAGAGCTATTAAATGGATGAAATATAATGAAGTTTTAGAACATATTAATTTGCATAACATTGAACGTATTGAGCTTTTTAAAAATATTCATAGTAATATTTCAAAACAACACTAAGAAACTTAATATTGTTTTTAAATAAAATGAAAAAAACTTTTAATAAAGAAGATTGTTTAAAATGGTTTAAAAGTCCAGAAGTAGATCCACAAACACTTCGTAAATTAAAACTTGATGCAAAAAATCCAAATAGTATTGCTAATCAATTAAAAAAACAATGTGATAAATATAAAGAAAATAAAGTTATTAAACCTAAATCACTTTCATCTGTATCAAGCGAATCTAAAAGTATTACCAAAAAGCAAACTGTTAAAGTAAAAGAAAGTGATATTAATTATATTAAAGAATTTGCAGTTCATACTGAAAGACCCTATAAAGCTGTTGAAGATCTAGATAAATCTATGATTGATGCTTGTCCTAAAAATGTTTTTAATAAAGCATATTTTCAATATTTTGTAGGACAATATATGTCTAAAAGAACTAATTTTAAGAATCTATTATTATTTTATACAGTAGGAACTGGTAAAACTTGTGCAGCTATTTCAATTGCAGAATCAATGTTAATAGGTCATAATAATTTTGAAGAACCACCTATAATTGTTATTTTACCTAAAACATTAATTAAAAACTTTACAAATACCATATATGATTTACATAATAAAAATATTAATCAATGTTCTGAAGATATTTATAAACTTAATAATTTTGATTCTACATTACATTTAAATCAATTTATACAACAGCGATATAATATTATGACCTATGCTAAATTTATAAAATATGATGCTACAATTGAAAATAAAACAATTATTATTGATGAAGCACATAATTTACGAAATCCTAGTGAAGTAGATGACGACGAAGATATTAATAAAGATGAATTATGTAAAATATATTCAAAAGTTGAAACAGCTATTAAAAATGGTAAGAATAATAGATTAATTTTAATGTCTGGAACACCAATGTTCAATGAAGCAAGTGAAATTAAAGATCTACTTAACCTTTTATTGTTAAATGATGGTAAACCTAAAATTAATAATTTAACTAATAATCTATTAGCTGGACTTTCGTCTCAATATATTTCTTACATAAATAGTCAAAACCCTTTTGTATATCCAATTAGAATTAAACATAGTGATGCTAAGATGCGACATCTAACACCCGATGGATTAATTGAAGTTAAGTTAAATAATAAGCAAATTATTAAAGATACTGAAAATATTATGAATAATGTTAAGAATATGAATATAGCATATTCACCTAAACAATACTTTTCAAAAACTGAATTTAAATATAAACCTTTTATTGATAAAACTAAAGTTTTAGATCAAACTAATATATCTACATATGCTCCTAAAATTGCTAAAATTATTGATTATATAAAAAAAACAACAGGTATAGCAATTATTTATTCCAATTACATTGAATATGGTATTTTACAAGTAGCTTTAGCATTAGAATATATTGGATATTCTCGTTATGTTGATTCAAGTTCTAAAGATTTTAATTTATTAGATGACGTAAGTATTAAAAGAAAGCCTAAATTAAAATATGCTGTAATAACAAGTGAAAATAACCAACATATAAGTAATACGGGTAGTTCTAAAAACATTGAAAATATTCTTAAGTTGGCTAATAGTGATAGTAATATATATGGTAATGAATTAAAATTGATATTAATTACTAAAAAAGCTAGTGAAGGTCTTTCTTTTTTAAATATTAGAGAAGTGCATATATTGGATCCTTGGTATCATTTTAACAGACACGAACAAATTATAGGAAGAGGTTTTCGTAGATGTAGTCATATTAAACTTCCACTTAATTTACGTAATATTACTGTTTTTGTATATTGTGGTTATTTTGAAGATGATAGTAATATTTCAGCAGATAAACACGCATATGATATTGCTATAAGTAAATTAACTCAGATTAGATCATATACATCAATAATAGAAGAAAATGCTTTTGATAATCGCATTAATGAAAAGTTAAACATATTTCCAAGATCTTTGTTTAACAATGTAAATCCTATTAAAATTATTACTTCACAAAACCTTGAAGTTGAATATTTTTTAGGTAATGATAAAGAATATAAAGAACCAATTGATAAATCTCTTATTAGTGATAATAACTTACGTAGTGAAAATATGTTTTTAAGTAATAGATATTCTACAATTATTAAAGATATGATTGAAGATACAGATTATATTCCATATGAAGAATTATTATCAAAATGCAATGATAAAAGATACTTAGATTTGGCTATTAACAATGTAATTTTTCCAAATAAAATTGGTAATTATTTGCTAATATTTAACAATAATGGTATTCAAAAGATAACTGATCATCCAGATATTGTAGAACAAGAAATTATATTAGATGAACCTATTGTTAATAAACCTAAAACACCTGCTAACAACACTAATAACATTGATAAATATGAAAAAGGTTTTGAAGATTTTGAACTTTTATATAAATTTTTAATGTATATTAATAATACTAATTGGGATAGTATAGCTATTAGTATTATTAAAAATAAAACTAAATATCCTAAATTATACAAAGTTTTAAGTGATAAATTTATAATTGTTAATGATAATTATTTTGATTTATTTAGTACTGATAAGCCTTTACCCTTAAAAAATATTGATGGTAATATTACTAAACCTATGAGTTATGAAGAACAAAAAGTTAAAGATAAAACGTATGGTATTATAGGTGTTGCTAAAAAATCAAAAGGAGTTTTATCTACAAACTTGGTTTTTAAAATTATTTCTGGTAATAATAAAGGTATAAAATGTGAATCACAATCTGGTGAAAATCTTAATAAAATATTAGATGAAAAAAGCAACAATAAAAGTGATAAATGTATGAAAATAGCAAAAAAGTTTTATGATGAAAATAATTTACTGATTATACCTTATATAAAAATGAAAAAATAATCTTTAATATTAAAATATGACTAAGATATTCAAAAAATATAAAATATGTACTTTAATTAATTTATCTATTTCACAAATTGCTAATAGCAGTTTAGATGATGCTATTTTAGAAAAAATACAATCTAAATATGAAAATAAAATTACTAAATATGGATATATTAAAGAAAATAGTATTGAAATTATAAAAAGATCACCTGGAATTGCTATGAAAGAACATTTTAATAGTTCTTTTCAATTTAAAGCAGTATGTTATGCATTAATTTGCAATCCTTCTATTGATACAATATTAGAAGCTACAATTGTATCTAGTAATAATGCTGGATTTAAAGCAGAAGTTAAAGACGATAATGATAAAGTTATTATTGATATTATAATACCTAGATTAACATCAGGTATTAAGCACGAATATGATATTGAAGATCTAAGTGTTGGTAGTGATGTTTCAGTTAAAATATGTAGAAAAAGATATCATTATAATGATAATAAAATTGTTATAATTGGATTGGTTATAAATAATCCAAATGATGATAATACAGAAGAACCTGAAGAATTAGTTGATACAATTAATACTGCAAAGAGTGCAAAGAGTGATGAAGATAATTATAGTGAGGGTGGTGATGCTTCTTATGATCAAGATGATGCTATAGATAGCAATGCAGATAGTGATAGTGTAATTGATTTAGTAGAGTTTAAAGAAGATGAAGATGATGTAATAGAAAGTGATGATGATAATGAAGTTGATGATGAGGAGGAGGAGTATAATGATGATGATGATGAATAAAAATGAAACTATATAGAAAAAATATAATAATACATTGCAATTATGGATATTAAAACTAAAATACAAATTATTAAAAATGAAATTGTAAAATGTTCTATGTTTGAATATCAGGAAATATATAAAATTATTAAGAGTAATAATTCAAATTATTCAAAGAATATTAATGGTATCTTTATTGATCTACAACGATTAGATACTGGTGTTATAGATCAAATACATACATATATAATGTATTGTAATAAATTAACTAAAAATATTAATGCATATGAAGATATTAAAAACAATATTATTAAAACTAATTTTCAATCTTTAGATGATGGCGATGATATTAAAATTGAAACTATTACAGATGCGGATGTTGAAGAAGAAAATTCTTTACCTGTTATTAAAAACAAAGTTAGTTCAACAATGAAGTTTTATATTCTAAAGAAAAAATTAACTAAAACTAGTTCTATTTTTAATAATCAAACTGAAAATAATTTAGATTATGACACACCATATAAGACATAAATTATATATATAGATTAAAAATGGAATTACTTAAAAATAAAATTGATAACACAGCACAATGTGCAATTATTTTTCCACATACTAAATGGATAATTTCATTAGATGATATTCAATGTGATACACCTAATAGTTCTTATGATGATATACAATATTTTGATAAAGAGTTTTTTGATGATATTGAAGATCCTATAAAAAATATTGAATGTCCTAATAATTTTATTAATGATGTTAAGGATACTGATAGTATTAAAGAACCTATAGATGATGTTAAAGAACCTATAGATGATGTTAAAGAACCTGTAGATGATGTTAAAGAACCTATAGATGATGTTAAAGAACCTATAGATGATGTTAAAGAACCTGTAGATGATGTTAAAGAACCTGTAGATGATGTTAAAGAACCTATAGATGATGTTAAAGAACCTATAGATGATGTTAAAGAACCTGTAGATGATGTTAAAGAACCTATAGATGATGTTAAAGAACCTGTAGATGATGTTAAAGTAAATAAAATTGAAAATAAAGATATAGGTCCATTGGAGTTTTTTAAACAATCATTAGATTTATATGAAGATGATGATATAATTAAAAATAAATTATTTGCTTTTATTTCAAATCAAAAAATAACTAATAAATATACAAAAAAAGGAGTATCAATGATTATGGATGGTATTACTCAAGATAAATGGAATATATACATTTGTAAGCTATTTTCTTTTTTACTTGATATTTCATTTGAATATCGAAAACAAAATATATGTTATACTAATAATAGCAGATTTATTATTAAAAAATGATTTAAGATTATAAGATGACTAATATAATAAATGCATATTATTTTATTAGAAAACGACGATCTTAATTTATTTAATAATGCACATAATTTCTTAATTAGTAGTGATTTTTCATTATCAACGTCTAACAGTTTTCTAGAAATTTTAATAGGCAATGATATATACACAATAACAGATGAAAATCAAATTAAAAATTATCGTAAAACTGGTATTATACCTAAAAACGAATATATAAAAAAATACACAACAAGTGTTGTATCAGAAAACACTAATGTTGAATATTATTATCCAATTTCAATTAAAGAAATTGAAAGGGAAGAAATAGAAGATTTTGAAAATATCATTGCAGATGATGTAAAACAATTTCAAATGAAAAAAGAATTAATTTATAAAAACAAATCAGATATATATTATAAATGTGAGATAATTACAACCAGTAATCAATACGATGTATCTTTTAAAGATATTTCATTAAATACTAAAAGTCCTAAATATGTTTATTCAATAATTTCTGATAAAAAATTGGATGAAGAATATTATATACGTCAATTGCATTTTATGTTAGATAGCAACATATTACCTTTAAAAAAAGAATATCAACAAAATATTCTTAAAGATTATATGACTTTAATAAAATCAATATTTTCTAGTAATGCTAAATTGGATGATAATATTGTAATGTTTACTCCAAAACCTGCTACATTAGAAAAACATAATTTAGCATCTATTAAAGAATCTTACGGTATAACTACTTCAATTTTTGAAAATTATGCTGTAACAGAGAAAGCAGATGGATTACGATTTTTGTTATATATAAACAATGAATCTAAAGCTTTTTTAATAGAAACTTCAAGTAAGCAAGTTAGGGGATGTAATATAACTACAACTTTAAAAGATTGTTTGTTAGATGGAGAACTTGTATTATGTCAAGATCGTTTATTAAATAATTCCAAAGATCTTTTTGCTATATTTGACATATATTATTATGCTAATAAAAAACTTACACATTTACCATTATTAGATGATAGTCCTGAATCACGATATAGTTATATGAACAAATTTGTAGATTCTATTAGTAATTATAGTAGTCACGATATTATTGTTAAAAAACAACTAACATCCAATGATATTCTAAAAAACTGTGATGAAATTTTGGCAAATACAGAAAACTATGATTATCATATTGATGGATTAATATTTACACCAACTAAAATACCAGTATTAGGTGCTTATGCTAATAAACCTGTAGAAGTTGATAATATAAATAGTTTAAGTTGGAATAAGGTTTTAAAATGGAAACCACCTGCTGAAAATACAATTGATTTTATAGTAATTGAACAAGGAAAACATAAATTACAATCAGATGGTAAAGTGTATAAAGAATATTCATTAAATGTAGTTTTTAATAGTATGGATATGGAGCCTATTTCAGTTGTTAATGGAATACAATATATGTACGACAAACATAAAATAGTTGATAAAAATGTGTATTCTTTAAAGCAACTAACAATTGATGATATACCACAATCAGTTTATATAGAAATAGTTAATAATAAATGCTTTACACCTAAAAACGAAGAAATATTAAATCATTCAGTTGTTGAATTTGCTTACGATAATTCAACATTGATGTCAAATAAAAAAAGATGGAAACCATTACGTATAAGACACGATAAAAATAAAATCTATAATTTTGGAAAGGGTGAAATAAATAAAACAGCAAATAGTTATTTTGTTGCTATGAATATTTGGCGTTCTATAACAAATGAAATATCAACTGATATGATATGTGGAAAGCAACATTTTGATGTAAATATTAAAAAATATTTAACTGGTTTGGATGTTTATTATAAAAGATCAATATCGTCTAATAATTTAATTTCTAGTAAAATGAATCAATTTCATAATCATATTGTTAAAGCTGATTTATATAAAGTTTCTGTAGATACTAAAAACAAATCTTTATTAGAATTGGCGTGTGGTCAAGGTTCTGATTTGAACAGATGGACAACAAATAATTTCATTAAAATTTTAGGTATTGATTATACATTAGATAATATTACTAATGCTAGATCAGGTGCTTATAGTAGATTACTTAATTCAAAAAAATATTATAATAGAAATTCAAAAATATTATTTGTAGCAGGTGATTGTTCTAAACCAATTAGAACTGGTAAAGCATCTGATAATATTGATGCTGAAAGTAAAGAATTATTAAAATATATATTTGATAAACATAAAAGTTCGAAGTTTGATAAAGTTGGAATATTTCCAACAAAATTTGATGTTGTATCGTGTATGTTTTCAATTCATTATTTTTTTGAAAATGAAGAAAAGCTAGATGGATTTATTAAAAATGTTGCTGAAAATATTGCGGAAAAAGGTAAGTTTATTTTAACCTTTATGGATAAAGATTTAGTAAAAAAAATATTAGAACCAAATGGTAAAGCAATAGGTAAAGATCCTATATCTAATGCAACTGTTTGGGCTATTATACGCAATCCTGATTATAATATTAATACATCAGTTGTTTATAATCAAAAAATAGATGTATTTATTGAAAATACAGGAAGACTTATTTCAGAAAATCTTGTTGATTTAAAAATACTAATAACTAAATTATCAAAATGTAATATTCAATTTGTTGAATCACAAACATTTAAAGAAACTTTTAATAACAGAAGGAATGAAATTAATAATATTCCTGAAAACAGAAGAACAACTCAACAAATAAAAGATAAAACTACTATTGATAATCTTGATGCTGATGAAAATTTAAAACAATTTAGTTTTTTAAATAGATGGTGTATTTTTGAAAAACGTTAAATTAATAAATTATTTAATACTGTTATACACTGCGAGGTTCTTGGTGATATATCATAACCAGAGTTTGTAGCAAAAAAATTAATCAATGCTATTATATTTTTCATAGGATTACTATAACATAAATAATAAAATATTTCTTTATCAGTAATTGTATCCGTAACATATATAGTTACCTGTTGCCTTCTTAATTGTGCCAAATGATATTGTAATATTGGTGGTAATTTACTATCAATATCTTTTGACATTTTAAACCTATTATACTGTTTAAAATAAACAGTAGTTGTTGTATATAAATTATATAGTATATCTCTCATTGAAATCATTGTTGTATGTATTAAATATGTTGGATCTAATTTTTCACCATTATTATCTAATGGATATTCTATTTCTTTATTATAGGTCTTAATGTAATCAGATATATGAAAATCTTCCATATTTTTTTGATATATCCATATCATATTACGCCATACATTTGGATAACCAAAATCTGTTTCTTCTTGAAAAATTATATTATTAGGTGTTATTTTATACCTTTTATTATTATATTCAAATATTAATCCATAAATATTATTCAATTGATAACCTTCTTTTAAAGTTATTTTTTTAGGCTTTAATATTCCAAAATCTAATGTTATATCCACATTTTTTCCCGTATATTTTTCTTTTGTATCTAATAATATTATTTTTTTATAATTATCACCAAATTCATTTGTATAATCTACATATTTTTTATTTTCATAATGAATAATACCAAATGTATATACAATGTTTTTATCTAAGTTTTGCATTAATTCTTCTCTACTAACAGGTAATGCTTCATTAAACATTTCACCATATTTTTTTGTAGGATGGTTAAATTTCGAATAATCTATATTGGTGCAAGTATTAGTGCTAAATATCCAAGTATTACAATAATATGCATAAACCAACGTTGAATCATATGCTATACTACATTCTTGGTGATCATCATATTTACTAATAACATCTTCATATTTTAAAGTTTCAGGAGTGCTAGATGCTTTAAAAAGTATTACATTTGGTGAAGAAAAATCTAAGATTACACTACGACATTCATTATATAAATCAATATATGATTCAACATCTTTTCTTTTATAAGTATTATGTAATAATATTAAATTATTATTTGAATAAAATCTTTTTGTTTGAATTGCTGGCCAATAATGATTCTCACGTAACACTTGTAATAATGTATTATTCCAAGATATATCTGGTTGTTTAATTTCTTTGGTTTTATTTATAATACTATTAAGACTCATCATTGTCTTCATAAAATCATTATAGCTTTATATGAGATTATTTAAGATCATTTAAGATCCGGATGATATTTATTAAAAAACTTAGTGCTTATTTCTTCTGAACTTGTTTTTATATCCTGTTCCCCTGACAATACTTTACTCCTTTGATTTAACATTGTATAAAAAGCGTCTTCATCAAAATCCATATCTTTATCAGTAATCATTTTATATAAATGTTCATAACGGGTTCTAAAATATACGTATTCATCTTGTTTTATTTTATCTTTTCTTGATCTTATTTCTTTAACTGTTCTTATTATATCTTCGTTGCTTAAACCATCTACAGAAGAAGACATTTTATTTTATATTAGAATAATAAAAATGTCTGCACTTCAATTCAGTTTCTTAGATTGTAATAAGAACGCTTTAAATAATATTAAGTTAAAATCACCTGATCCTGGACTAGGTTTATACGCTGCTAATATTGCGGAAGATTGGGCACCACCCCATATTACTCCAACATCTTCTGAATATATGAAACAGTTTTATGCTAAAACACATAATCCCGCTTATACTAGATTAGGTAATAACACTGAAGAAGAATCTAGATGTTAAAGTATATCTGTTCTTTATTTTTCTCAATTATATCACATATAAACCTATATGTTTCATCAACTTGATCTATAGTGATTGCTCCTGTTATTAATATACTTCCACTTTCAAATACTGCTATTGTTATTTTCTTTATGCCGTCTTTAACATTAGATTTTGATTTTACATTTCTTATATCATAGTGTGTTGAAGCATCTCTTATATTATTTGCATTATTCCACCAATATTCAATTTTAACTCCAGGATATGTTGCTGGATCAAATCTTGCTATCATATTATAATTATTAATCAATATTGTATGTAAAGTTCTTCGTTTTATTGCAAAATTTGATGTATGTTCAACATCTTTAAATATTTTGAAATCTGTATTAATCATCAATATTTGAATATTTCCATATTCTAAATTATCAATATTTTCTAATATTTTAATATTGTTGTCTTTAATTTCTTTTACAAGTTTTTCTAATGGTATTTTAATATCTTCAATTGTTCTACTACCTGTTATATGTAAGCTACCATTTTGAAATACTTTAACATTTACATAATAGTTATCAGCCAACTTATATACAAAAGATATTTGATTATCAAATGTTCTTTTATGTTGTATAGTTCTTTTCTTTTTAATATAATTGCCTCTTACTATTTTTGTTGTGCTATCTTTACTTTCAAATCTAGATGTATAGACAAAAGTTTCTGCTTTATCATCACTATTGATAGTAATATTGTTAAATAGTTCAATTATATTAATATCTAAACGTTCCTCATTATCTTTTATCAACAATTTTGCATTACTAGTGATTGTTGATATACGATATTTTGTTATATGTAATTTCATTACTTTATAAATATTTTTTGGTTTATATCATTTTTTCTATGATATTCTTTGTATTCTTTTTATTATTAATATATGATGTATTTAATATTTCTGCTACAGATGGAACATATGAATGAGGTGGTATATTAACAGCATAAAACTGATCTGTTTTTTTATGAACACATCTAAATTCTTTTATATCCATAGTTCCCATAAATATATCCAACAATTCATAGCTTGGAGCTGGATTTATTGGCGTTTCATAACCATATGATTTTGCCATCATATTTATCATATTGTTTATATCCCATACACGATCACTACGTGTATTCTTTGAAAAATTATATGCTGATGCACATTCAAAAGAGCAAAAATTACCATACAATGTATAATGATTTGTTAATGAATCATATTGTATAGGCATACCACATACAAAATCATTTACATCGTGTCTACACCACAAACATAAAGATTTTTTAAATGTTTCTTGTGGTGTAATTTCTGAAAATGTTTCTAAATTACCATTATCATAACCAGCTGGCTCATCTATTTTATTACTATCATCACGTAAATAACTGTCAGTTAATGGTAGCCTTATAATAGTATTTTCAGTTAATTCAGTATTACCTAAAATTTCATCAATATTCTTTTTTACTGGTTCTTCTTTTGGTGTTTTTTTTCTAGGCATTATGTTATGCTATAATAAAAATAAGTGCTTATATCATTTTTTTAAATAGATTAGTAAAAAAATTATACTTATCTGCTATATCTTTTTTTATATCCATTGCTTCCGTATTTTGCAATTTATCTTTATCATTATTATATACGTTTTTAATACATTTATTTTTCATTTCATATACTTCGCTTCGTAATGATGATATTGTATTTATTAAAATATATAATAAATATATGATCACAATAAAAATTATTAAAGTAAATACTTCCATTTATCTTTTATAATATATAATTAACTGAACTTAAAACCACCCATTCCGCCTATTATTTCAAATATATTATATTGTAATATATACACATTTATATCAAACTCACGATTCTTTACCTCTTCATTTGTTTCTAATACTAGTGATGTATTTATTGGAAATTTACCACCTGGATTATAATAACCAGTTGGTTGCCATTTTTCGGGATTTAAACCAAACGAATAACAATATATACCCTCTTTTGGAATATTACTATGATGTATATATGGTTGGATTTTATTAAAAAATACCGCATCTTTCTCTTCTACACGTTCATTTGAACGATTCCATAATATTTTAGCATTTTTTAATATTTCTTTATTATCATATGTATATGTTGTTTGTAAATTAAAATTAGTTTTATTATTTGTATCCTTTAATACCCAAATCATCTCTTTTATAGGTGTATTTAGATCCAAATCTATTGTGGTTTTTATACTTGTTGTTTGTTTTTCACGTTTTTGAACATTTTCTACTAAAAATACATTATTACGACGATTTACCGTTATTAGTTTTCTTTCAGTTTCATTTAAATATACATATTGGGCTTCTATATAGGCATCTAAGTCTAATTGTTCTGGTGCAACAAACGTATTTATTGTTATTGGATCTGGATGTTTATTTGGACTTACGTATGCTCCTTTTGGTTTATTGTTTCCATTATTGTAGTTTTTATCATAAACCTGATATAGTTTTTCTACGTCTTCAAATTCTATACTTAATATTACTTCACTTGTTTGAAGAGCGCATAGAGGTACTGCTAATGCTGGATTTTTAGAAAAATAAAAAGGTAGAGGGATACCTATGCGTTTTGATTTTATGGCAGGATTTTCAGGATAATATTCATAATTAATTTGATTATTTTTAGTTACCTTTATTTGTTTACTTGATGTTCGGGGATTTAAAGAGCTTGCTACATTTTCAGTTATAATATCATATTTATGTTTTTTTTCAGGTGACATAGTAAGTTCATTCCATATTACCATCCATTCACCATACAATGTATTTATAGCTACTCCTTGACTTCCTACAAATAATTCTGCTTTTTTTATTAGTAAAGTTGCATAATTATCTACCCATCTAAATCTATAATCTTTATTTTCCGGTATATTTATTTCTGGTATTCTTACAACTAATGTTAGATTACTTAATAGATCACCGTGTCGTTCTATCTTTTTTATACATTTATTCTCTTTACCCAATGTAGGAACAGTAGTGCTATCAAAGCTTAATTTTAAATTATCTAAAGCAAAACGTGTATGACGTTTATATTCATATTTAAAATAGCTTAATTGAGGTGTTAATGACAAATATTGATCTACTTGTCCTATTGATACTAATTGTATTAATGGTGCCACTGGCATTATTTATTTGTTATATCTTTTACACCTTTAAACTAAAATAATTATTATAAAAAAATAAGAAAGAATATATTTTTAAAGAGAACTTGGATGATTATGAGATTTTATCTCTAAAGAAGCTTCAGTTTTTTCTGGACCATCATCAAATGTTGATGTTGTTGGTATTAAAGCTGTTGATTTTTTACAACCTTCCTTAAATAAACTAACAATTTCTTTATCTTCTAAAGCATAATTGAAATACGTTAGATCTGATATTCCTACATCAGTACTATCAGGAGTACCATTTGTAGGTAAAGCATTATTATTGTTATTTGTGTATTCAGTTCCAATATGTAAGTCGCTATTATTAACTTTCATTGCTGTTGATCTTTCTGCTAATTCTCCATCTTTATCTAAATATGCATAACCATTTAAATATAGTTTTACAACTGCTTGATTTGAACTTACAAAAACATCATCATCTGGTGATGTTTCACTTACTATTATAGTTATCATATTCCATTGTTTTTCTAAATCGTTTCTTTTTGATAGTTCTTTAATACCAATTAAATTATTATCTTTATCTACCATATTTCCAGTGCAAATTTTGTCTCCTGTATTTGCACCTGCGTGAAATACATCTGGATGTTCAATACTATTAAACTCTACTATTATTGCATCTATTTTATTGCTAGCATTAGTATCCAAACGAACTAATGGATTTTTTACTAAAAACCAACCTTTTTCTTCATTTGTATTACATCTATAAGTGCTACTATATTTAACTAACTGATCACTTCCTTTATTAAATAATACTAATGTTTTACCATTAACATTAGAAACACTCTCTGGGAAATATAACCAAAAGTTATAAGTATAAACTGAACCACCTTTTTGATTTATTGAAGGACTTAAATCAATATAAGTTCCTTTGCTTTTATCCCGTGTGTTGAATGTTACCTTGTTTCCAACTTTATATTCATATACACCATCAAGTATTTTAGTTTTCTTTCTAATTGTTGTTGGGGTCATTATATCAAGTAATATTTCTCTTGCATTTTTATTATATATACCATAAGCTAATACACCCATTAAAACAATTAAAATAATTGCAATTATTATTTGAATTAATACATATATCATTTTAATTTAAGAAATAGATAAAAAATATATTAGTCCGCTAACTTGTATATTGGTGCCCTTACTCCATATCCTAGAGAAGCAAGAAGACCGTCAATAGGACCTTCGCTATAAATATTATATATATCACGACTATTTAGATCATAGTTATGAATACCTACTTTACTTAATAATCCATTAAAACCATAAGTAGCACTATTATCACCACCCACTATTAAACTACCGGTTGTATCTAATTTAAAACCTTTTAATATTTTACCATCATTTCCATCAGTAGTAGATGAAGCTAATTGCGCATCCATATATAAACTAACAGTTGAACCTTGATAATCATCTGATATTACTACCGCAATATGCACCCATCGTTGCATAGGTAAATAGTCAAATGATACTGTATTGTCTTTTTTATTACCGCCAATTTCATCAACAGTTGTAGGAGCATTAGTTACATCTTGATCTGTAGTCGGGAAACATATATGTAATTTAGAATCTGTAAGAACAACTACAGGAGATTTGTTACTTATGCTATTTCCAGAACTATCATTACCAATTGAAAAGATATGTTTAGGTTTACCACCCGCATTATTAACATCATTTACATATACCCAAAAGGTATAAGTTCTTCTAAGACCATTACCACTTGAAGGGAAGTTTTCAATCATAATAACACTTTTTGTATTACCTTTGATAGGAAACTTAGTTTTCTCAATTATAATTGATTTTTTATTAAACACCGCATTAGCAATAAAATAATATACAACAGCAACACATATTATAGCAATTACAATTACAGCTATAAGACCATATAATACACTTGGATTACTTAACATTTCTGTTGCTTTTTCAATAGCAGCACTTGCTTCTTCAGTAACTTTGGATGCTGTATTAGATGCTATATTTTTTACACCTTCTACTGCATTATTTGTCATTCCAGATGCTATATTTACTGCTTTATCAGCTTGTGATTCTTCTTCTTCTTCTTTTTGACGTTTGTCTTCAGGTTCTTCTTTATCCGCCATAGCTATATACCTTTATTATATCATAATAGATATTTTCTTTTCAACTTTTCTAATATTATATCATCCATTTTAACAAAGGCTTCTATATAACTTAAATCTAACATAAATTCACGATATTTATGTATAACTTTACGATTTATTTTACGTTTTAATTTTATTATAGGTTCTTCAACTAATATTGTAGAATTTTTAAGTAAATTAGTTGGTATATCTTCAATACAATTAACTTTAATATATATAATTATATTTTCTTTAATATCCTCCAAATAAGACCAAAAACCTTTTTCATTTATTACATTATCGTTTATCATTATTAGTTTTTTTTTAGTTAAATTGCTAATACATTCAAGAACTGATACTCGTGTTGCCATTATTATTTTTTGATTTAATTCACTAAACTTTTCTACATATAATATTTCATATTCTTCTAATGTTGTTTCATCAAAATCTATTGTAATAAAAGTTAATTTCGCCATATAACTAATGTAATTATATATATAAATAATATTAATATAGGTGTTAATAAATAAACTGAAAATAAAGATCTATTTTCATCCGTATATCCTATTGTTTTTAATTTTCCAGTTTCTTCAAACATTAAAGTAGGTTCAAACAAATATAATATACTTAAAATAACTATATAAATTAATAAGGTAATCAAAATTCTAAGCATTTTATTTATTATAAACAAATGATAAAGTTATTTATTATCTTGTTTATTATTATTTTATTCTTTTTGCTATTTTATTATAAATCTAAACTTGTTGAACATCTAAACAATAAGAAATATTTCTTTTATATCTCTAAATCACCTAATTTATATTGCACACATAATATTCACGAAAGAAAAATAGGATATATATCAGATACTGATAAGGAGTTTATTAGTGCTATTAGTAAATCTTATCGTATAAAACCATTTAAACTTATTAAATTAAATCCTAAAGTTCCTTTATTTGATAGTGTTGATTTTGGTATTATATCAATATCTAAAGATAGTGATGTATTTAAAGTAATATCTGATTTTGATTTATTTATTTATTCTTTTGATAGTATTGATATTGATAGAATGAAAATATTTATGAAAAATATTAAAGAAGAAGAAATTAATATTAAAAGTTTTTGGAACTTTAATAAAAAAATAACAGTTGAAAATACCATCACACCATACATAAATACCACTGAAAACTTTATTACTAGATTAAAACGTGATCCTGAAGTAGAGGATCCTAACTACCATTGTTATGGTGATAAAACAAATATGAATAAGCAATTATGTAATATGAAATATGATCCTTTTGGTAATCTTAAAGAAACAGAAACAATTTGGGATAAACCCTGTCATAAAGATGATGATTGTCCTTTTTATGGTAAAAATAAACATTATCAAACTGATAGAGGAAAATGTGTAGATCAATATTGCGAATTACCTATAGGTGTCAAAAGATTAAGTTATACAAAATATGATGATTCAGGTATTGTAAATAAACCTTTCTGTCATAACGTAGAAGAATGTAATGATGATAGTGATTATATATTTGCTTAAATAAATTACATTACATTAAAATAAAATTATGGAAACTATAATAAAAATTGTTATAATTTTAGTGCTTATTACTATTTATTTTATGACTATGAAAAATTGCTTTGAATATTTTGCAGTTTTACCTCACAATAGTAAAATAAATACTTCTAATAAAACAGATGCTTTAAAAGATCGCCATCCTATTGATAGTATTAACATTGATATTAATACACCTGAAAATTCTTATTATTATGAGTTTTCCAATGAAAAATATTTAGAACTATTAGTTGATATGTTTCACCCTTCTTCACCTGAAAAATATATTATTTTAAGAAATACAGAATGGGAAACTGAAACTAATTCTACTATCACAGCTATTTACAATAAAGCTTATCAATTTATTAGTAATAAAATTGCAGAAAATACACCTGATATACAAATAGTACACGATCTTTTAATTAAATATAAAAAAGATGAAGAAAAACAAGAGTATTTACTTGATATTGATATGATATTATATCGTAATTATAAATTAAATGGAAAACATATTAATTTCCTAGTTTATGTAAATCATACAAGAGAAAGAGTTATAGATATTAGTATTAAAGGTATTGTTGGTGAAGATAAAATAGGTCTGCATCCTATTGTTCCTAAAGAAACTAATGATGATTATGTTTCATTTGAACCTATTGAGAAACTAGTATAAAGCTTGATCATTATTGTCATCACCTTGATAATTTACAGTAGGATCTTGGTTTGTATCAACATTATTAGTATCATAATCATCATATGTGCTTATAATACCTGTTTTTTTTAACATAATAGCTACTTCTTTATTTTCAGTATCTAAACCTTCCAATATATTTATTGCTTCAACTTTTAATTTTTCACGATAATTACTTATAGATTTATTATATTCCTCTCGTGATAAAATAACTTTTGAACTTAATGTTTTAATTTTTTCATATATTTCATTGTTTTCAAATGAATTAAAATTTGTTAAGTATTTTGCTGCTAAATAAACATACATATTACTTCTTTTTATTTTAAAATTATAATCATTACAACAACTATTTTCCAATGTTGCAATTTGTTCGTAATAATATGTTGAATCTTTTAGACATCCTGCTAATAATAAATGTTTTAAATTCTGCACAATTTTACATTTTTCTAGGATATAGTTTTTTAAAGAAAATATTTCGGTTTTTGTTGATACATTTGCCATAAAAGAATTAACACAATTTTCTACATATTTATTTAACTTATTTTGTTCTTTTAAATATTCGTTTATTTCAGGATCATCTATTTCTATATTATAATTGTCTATGTTATCTTCTTCTTCTTCATAATCAAAGTTTTCTATTGATTGTTGATTTATTTCTTCAGGTAAATAATTTTTAGCATTCCACGTATTCTCGTAATTAATTGTATTATTTTCAAGCGATATTTTAATATGCTTAAACCATTTATCGTCGTTTGAAGTTATATCTTTATAAGCTTCATAGTCTTGATTTAATAATTGAGCACAACAACCAGCTATAAAAGGATTAACTTTTTTAAGTTTTTTTGGAACAATATATTTTAAAGCATTAACAAAGTTTATATATTTTACATCATTATTTGATTCATTCGAGTTTTTTAGTTGCCTGACTAAGTTTGTATAAAATTTAGTATCTGTTTTTTCTAGTGTATCTTCTATATTATTATATAATTGTTGTAATTCATTCAATTGATCACGACATCTTGGATGGTTTTTAATTAATTTTGATAATTTCTTTTCTATATCTTTCTCTGTTGTTAAATATTCATTATCTGTTATATTTTTAAAACAACATATTATATAAGCATATATTGATTTAGATTTTGGAAAAACTACTTTATCATCAATTATTGCAATTGGTTCTGTAAATTCATAAAATATATCAATACATTGTTCGCATAATGTTATATCATCATAAATATTATTATAAAAATTACTTTGTATCGTTATATATAAATAAAATAAAGCACTTTCCATTTTTTCAGTATCATTAAAAAGTTGCATATATTCTATCATAAGATCTAAATTTATTTTTAAACCTTCACCCAATTCTTTAATTAATCTTTTTAAAAATACGTTTTTATTATCTTGATCTATTTGTTTTGTTTCAATATTTGGTTTTAATACATTACCCAATTCAATATAATTATCATTAATATTATCTTCATCTTCATTATCAATTATTTCTATAAGTTCTTTTGGAAATTTATATTCGTTTTTAAATACTTTATCTATCGTATTACATATGGTTTGTGCTTCTATTATTTCTGTATCTTTATTGTTTTTCAATGTTGTAAAAATTGTTATTAATCTTTCAAGTTCTATTTTTTTTAAATGATTATTCGCATTCTCATATACAACTTCAATATCTATACTATTATCTGCTATGTTTTTATACAAATCTGTTAGATTGTTAAATATATCTGTTGAATTTGATAAATTAAGATGTTTATCAGATAAATCATTTAAAATTTTACTTATCTCATCTTCTGTGTAATTTTCTGGATTATCAATTATATATTTATTTATATTATCATCCCAAAATACTATATTTTCTGCATTTAATACTGTAGGTTTTATTGTTTTTTCTTTTTTATCAGCAAGTTTTGGTATTTTATCATATTCTTCGTCTGTCATATTTTCAATGTTTTTACCATAACGTTTCATCATATCATTAATGTAATCAAAATCATTATCTTTAAAATTAACAGGTAAATCACTATATATTTCTTGAGGTATTTGATGTAATTTAGAATATAAACTTTCGTTTAAAGATGTTCTATATAATTGTAAAATTTCAGTTGTTTTAAGATCATCTGGTATTGTAATTCCTATTTTAAATAGCTTATCCATATGAATTACATTAATAAAATTATCAATATAACTTGATTCAAAATTAAATGGATTATTAAATAAAGATTTTAATAAATTTTCTTTATTTTGAAAATTATTTTTATACATTTTCGTATAATTTTCAAATAATCTTTCTTCATATTCAATGTCATCTATCAATGTATATATATTTTCTAATCCTTTTGGTTTATTTGCTAAATAATCATCTACATAATCATCTACAATGTCTTTTGATTTAGCTTCATTGTCAAAAAATTCGTTAAAATAATAGTATAAAGCATCTTTTGAAAATATATTTATAGCTTTTTCCAAGTTTGGTATATATTTAATTGTAATTTCTGGTAATTCATCTTCCATATTTTACTCTATTGTCTTATAAAAGTTTCTTTAATTGGATGTAGCTTATTTTCAATTATTTCATTACATACTATTTTTAGAAACTTTACATATTCTTCTGTGCTTTTAGCATCCTTTAGGGTAATTCTTATTGTTAAAACTTTGTCTAATGGATGTTTTACTATATAACCTATATAAGTGCAAATACAATTATCAACAGTTTTATTCTTAGATATAACATAGTTATCAAATATATAAGATTGTATTATATTTCCAATTGTATCATTTTCATCTGGAATATTGAAATCATAAGTTTCTTCATTATTTTCAAACTTTTCAATTGTAGATTTATCACTTAATACAGTTAGTTTATTAATTAAAATATCAATTGCTTTTGATAACATATATTTATGTGATATAGTATTATTAATAATTTCAAATTCTAATACATATTCACCTTCTATACAATCACGTTCTTGTTCTATAATACTTTTGGTACTCGTAAAAGGTTCTTTAGGTTTATTATATACTGTTGCTCCTGATACTATATTAAAAGAAGCATTTTTTCTTCCAGTTTCTTTAACTGCTTCCGCTTTTAAGTGTAAAGATTCGTTTTTACGTAGTTTTGTAATTGTAATATATGGTTTTTTAAAGAAGTTTTTAACTTCTTGTTTGTCTATAATAACAGTAAGATCTTGAGTGGTAATTAATTTTATGTTTTCAGTGCAACTAACATTTAATTCAATTTCTAATTTATTTTCACCTGAAATATATTTATCGTTATATTCTTCACTTACTTCCAATGGTATTAATGCTATACGATTTGCTATAATTTCATTATTTAAAACTGTAGTATTTTCTATAATATTTACAGTGCTATCAATACCATTTCCTATAAATCCTAGTATTGGAATATCCATTAATAATATACGTCTAATACCATTTAATATTGATAAATCAACATCCTTGGTTTCAATAGATATTCTATTTAATTTTTCATTATAACTTAACATTTATTTTAATAATATAAATAAATCATTTTTATATAAAACTGTATTCCTATTAATATTACTAAAAAATGTTATTATTTTATAGCGATCAATGTAGTCATTGCACAATGTTAATAGAAACATTAAAAACATTAGATAAACAAAAGCAGGTTAAACTTGTATCAGTTGATTATTTAAAATCAAATCAAATTATATTTGATGCAAGAATCACACACGTTCCTGCAATGTTATTACCTGATTTTAATAAAATTATATTTGGTAAAGAAGTATTTGATCATTTACTATTACCTGGAAAAGGTGTTTTGTTAAAACCTAGTAATAATACAAACACGCAATCTACTGTAGATTTATCTGAACCTTTTGGTCTTGATTCATACATTTCACAAAGTTATGAAAATATTGATGAAAATGATAATTATCTAACTGGACCAGTCACTATTTGGGAAAACTTGGATACACCAACAAATGTAATACAACCTGATGTTAAACCAATCGGTAATACTGATACTGAAAAATCTCATAAACAATTACCTAGTTTAGCTGAAATACAAAAAATGCGTGAATCCGCACTTCATTAAAAAAAGTTTAGATATAAAGATATTCAATAAATATACTAACTAAAATGACGACTTATGTATTTAATCAATATTTCCTAACATTTATTAAAACTGTTAAAAAAAATGCTAAACCATTAAAAGAAAAAAAAGCAGTAGCTAGAGATATATTAAACAAAATACACGCATTTTATAGCACTTTTGATAATAAATCTAAAGATTATCTTGAAGCCTATTCAACTGTTTTTACTGATTTTATTTGTAATCCTTTAGTTGATTGTAGTAAAGAAGAACTTGATAAATGGTTTGAAGAAAACGAAAGTCTTAACATTCTTAACAATATTCCTATTAAAAATATTAAAGTAGTTTTTAAGAAAACTACAGTATTACATCAATTCTTATTAATATTTCATTTGTTTAAAAATACTGATTTAACTGAAGATAATATTAAAAATATTATGGAAAAACTTAAAGGCACTAGCACTATTGAAGAGGATCTTATTCCTGAAAAATATCGCAGAATAGTTAATCGTATTGGAGAACTTGCTATTGAAAATAAAACAGGATTTACTATGGAAGATATAGAAGATACCAGTATTGGTAAATTAGCAAAAGAAATTATGGAAGATGTAGATATTGAAAAGGTTAAAAAATCTATAAATACAGAAGGTGATATACTAGGAGCATTATCTGATCCTGATAATGGCATTGGTAATTTAATTTCAGATGTTAGTCAAAAAATGGCAACTAAATTAAAAAGTGGAGAACTTAAACAAGATGCTCTATTAAAAGATGCTCTTAATATGGCTGGTAAATTACCTGGTATGAATGGTGGTGGAGGAGGTAATGGTCCTGATATTGGAAACATTATGAAAATGATGTCCGGAATGATGGGTGGTGCTAATATGCCTTCATCTCGTTCAATGCAACGTAAAATGGACAAAAAATCTAAATTAAAAAAGAAATTAGATAGTAAAAATAAAGAATGAGTATCTTTTGGCTAAATGATCCAACTGTATTATTTCAAGAAATACCGGATAAACTTACATTTATTGATAAATTAAATTTTATATTTTTAGGTGGTTTAATATTAAGTATTATTTTAGTTTTACTTAACGATTTTGATTTATCTTATTTATCTTTAGCTATTATTGTTGCTATTATTACCTTCGTAATTTATCAACATAAATATGTTTATAATGTTGAAAACTTTAAATCCAATTGCGTTATGCCTTCGGTCAATAATCCCTTTATGAATCCTAGTGTATTGGATACAACATATGCTAAACCTTGCGAAGTTGATAATGCGATTTTAAATCAAAACTTTTATACTAATACCTTTCGTGATGTTAATGATTTTTATGAAAGAGGATTATCTGTAAGACAATTTCACACTATTGCTGGTAAAACTATACCTAATGATCGAGACAGCCTTATGCAATGGTTATATAATTCTAATGATAATAAAAAATCCTGCAAACAAGGTAATAGTTCTAGATGTATTAAAAATATCAATTTAGATAGAGATGATTTAAGATTTGTTGGTCAAACTTCATAATATATTTGTTAATAATAAAATGGATATTGAAAATGAAGAAGTTAGAAGAATGGATATTCACAATAAGGAAGTTAGAAGAATATATGATGCTACAATGGCTATTGCTCAAGTTCTCGAGCAAAAATATGAAATTAATTTAGACGCTAGTAGTGTAAAAGAATTATCAGCATCAAGTTTACGAAACAAAAAAAATGGTATTCGTTCAAGTGAAAGACGTGTTAATTCACCTGGAGCTGGTAAAAGTGCTATTCAAGGATACAATGAACCAACTATACGAGAAAACTTAAAAGAATTATTTGATATTGATAACAAACCTGTAATAAAACTTAAAAGATTAGCAAGTCTTTTAGAAGAATCAAATGATTTTAATGGTGATTATATACATATATATAAAATTTTAGTTTGGATTACTTTACATATTTTAATTGATTCAAAAAAAAAGGTTCTTGAACATTATGGAAGTAACATACATATTTCAATAGATGATTCTGATAATAAAAAAAAAATTATAAAATACTTACAAAATAAAAAACCATTTTATAGAATAATTGATTATGATCAATTGCTATTTTTATATAAAGAATATGATAGTACTTTGGGCCTTCAAGATGCGAAAATGCTACTTGGATTAACAAACGTAAGAGGAACTGCAGATCTTGTTATTAGTGGAACACACGTAAAACCTACTAATACTACAATGGCATTAGGTTTAATGGGTATAAAAGATACACGTAAGTATGGTAAAATACAAAAAGCAATAGATAAACTAAGAGCCAAAGATACTACAAAAAAATAAATATATAATTAGAATAAATGTATAATAAAAATTGCGATATTTATAATGATACCTGTTGGATGGAATCCAAAGATATTAAAAATCAAAATATAGATGAATATATGCATTATAATACTAATTTTGTAGAATGTAAAGATCCTAATGTAAGAATGCCTACCTATTATGTTGATCACGTTAATTTAAGACCTGCTCCTCATCCTAATGTTGCCAATCATCCTGATAGTTGCTTAATTGACCACGAAAGTCAATTAAGAAATGATAAATCTAAACAAACACGAGATAGATGTAATATACAATTATTTCATAGAATGTTTCAAGCTTGTCCCAATTTACGTCCAGGTGTAGGTGATCCTAATACAGAATTAGATATTTTATCTGGTTCTAATAGTTCGCATATTAATGATAAATGTAATGAAAAAATAATGGAAAAACAAACCTATCACCCTACACCTATGTTAGATTGTGTTGCGGAAATACAAAATCCAGAACATATTGTTCCACAATGGGTTAGAGGTGGTGAAGATACCCGTAATTATTTAAATCGTAAAAAGTTTTTAGAAAAATGTAATTAAGTTAGGGACCTACTACCTAGAGGGGCTGCTTTGAAGGTTACTTTGAGGGCTACTAGGTGCATTATTAAAAATAATTGTAAATTTAATTAATTTAAGTTTTTTACAAGCAGGAGAATATTTATTAAGATAAAGAAAGTAATTTTTATTTTTATAAGATTTATCTGTTATAATTTTATAAGTTATTTTTTTATTGATAATTTTTTTGGTTTCATCTGTAATTTTACCACTAACTTCATAATATGTATTGTCAATACATATATATACGGATTCATCTTTTACATCCGTTCTTTTATATATTACATATTGTTTTGTAGTATCTGTAGTGTGTCCTAGTATTACATTGGTTTTTTTATATCTAATATTTGAATTTGGGTTAGTAGGTTGTATGACAACATCATTTCGTGATTTGTATGTTGAATTTATACCTGATGTTGAAGAAGAAATATTAAATGAAGAACTTTTATTATCAAGAGCTGTTAGTTCTTTAACCTCATCTGATAAACTTGAAATATCAAGTTTTAATTCTTTAAATCGTTGTATATCTGGTATATTTTTAAATTTATATTGTACAATTTCTTTTGCAGATATAGATACTGTACAAATATAATACTTACGGCCATTTTCTGTGTTTTGTGAAACTTTGGGTTCATATTCAAATACACAAGGCTCTGTTAATAATAATAATTCTTCTTCAAAATATAATGTATCCTGACCTAAAATCTTAAAATCTATAAACGGAACGCCTTTTTCTAAAGTTATTTCATATAATATATGTGATATTCCATCTTGTAGTTGTCTATCCATTTCCATAAACCCCATTGCTATCATTTTATTTCTTGTGATTGATATGAAAGGTCTTTCATGCAATATTTCAGTTGTTCCTGTAGGTAAGTTCATTCCTCTGTAATATACTACTGATGGTTCGGGCTCAAATATTTCATTTGGATTAGATTCATCTGTATTAAATTTATAATATTCTATAGATGGTTGTTTTTTAGTTTTCTTATGTATATATTTAGCTAGATCATTTTTAGCAATTATATATTTAGATCTATCATTATAATAATATTTAAAAGAATCTGCAAATTTAGATGGTATATTACATATATTTTGTTCTGGTTGTCCACTAACTCTTTTAAAATTTTTATATTTATTTAATTTTGGATAACTAAAATCAGCAGCATAATAATAAAATTGTTCTAAATAATATTTTTGATTCTCTACCACCTTTTCTATATATTTACGTATATCGTCTTTTGCGATATTAAATTTAGTATTCCATTCAATTGAATATATAGAATCACAAATTTTTATATTACCTTTAAATATAATTATTTTATAAGAATTTTCATTAAATGCAATAATTATTTTATGATTATCAACAGATATTATTTCTATAAAATATTTATATTTCTCTAAATATTTTAAATATATATACGTTGATTGTATATCTGATTTTTTATGTAATGCTATTTGTCTTGTTTGTTCACTCCAATATTTATAATAAAAGTCAGATTGATACAAATATATTGTAGCTAATTGCATACGATTAAGTTCTTTTGATTTTATATTTTGTAATTTAGGTTTAGAAATATATTCAGCAGTATTTGTAAGATTAAATTCTATATTGTTTAATTGTCTATATTCTTGTAAATATGTTAATTTTTCATATGTTTTATGAGATACTACATATGGTTGTTGTTTATAAATTATTTTTTTATACAATTTATTTATTGCAGTAATACCTGGTTCTACATATCTTGTATATTTTTCATTAAAAGGTGATATCCAATTTACTTTATAAAATTCAGTTAAATCTGTATCGTGAAGATTAATATCCATTTATTTAGATGATATATTAAATTTTACATTAGTATGTTCCTGAAATATTAGTTACTGATGCAACATTTGTTGATTGTGATGAATTTGAATTAATTATTGTTTTCATTTTAATTAAACTATATAAAAACTTAATTAAAACATTTAAATACAACTAAGAAAGATGACTGAAACCTTTTCATTTGATACTGATATTTCAGCTCTACTTAAACTTATTATTAATAATTTTTATTCCAATAAAGATATATTCTTAAGAGAACTTATTTCAAATGCTAGTGATAGTATTGACAAATATAATCATTTTTGTATTACTAACAAACCTGACAATAAAGTAGATAATTGCATTACACTCTTACCAGATAAAGAAAATAAAATACTTAATATTATTGATACAGGTATTGGTATGAATAAAGAAGAACTTATTAAAAATATAGGAACGATTGCTAATTCAGGAACTAAAGCATTTATGGAAAAAGTTAAAGATAGCAATTTAATTGGTCAATTTGGTGTTGGTTTTTATTCTGCTTTTTTGGTAGCTAAAGAAGTTTCTATTATTACTAAAAAAACTGATTCTGGATATTTTAAATGGACTTCAGATGCTGGAGGACAATATGTTATTGAAGAACTTGTTGAAGATAACCTTAAAGATCATATTCATCCTGATTATAATCTTACACAAGGAACTATTATTAAATGCGCATTAACTGACGAGGCTTTAGACAAATATACTGATGTTAATAAATTAAAATCTATTGTAAAAGAACATTCGCAATATATTAATTATCCTATAAAAGTATTTATTAAACGTGAGGAAACTAAAGAAGTTGAAGACGAAGAAGCATCATTAGAAGAAGATGTAATTGTTACAGATGGAACTTCTAATGTTGATTCATCTAATATTGATAATGTTACTATTGAAGATGTTGAAGAAAAACCTAAGAAGATGAAAAAAATTATTGAAACTGTTAAAGAATTTCAATTAATAAATGAACATAAACCTATTTGGACTAGATCAAGCAATGAGTTAAAAGAAGAAGATTATTATGGTTTTTATAAGTCTTTAACAAATGATAATGAAAAACCTTATACTTATAAACATATTAGTGGTGAAGGACAAATAGAATATAAAGGTATTTTATATTTACCTAAAAAAATTAGAAATAATGTATTCGAAAGAGGTGTAAAACAAAATAATATTAAATTATATGTTCGTAAAGTATTTGTGAGTGATAATAGTGCGGTTTTATGTCCTGAATGGCTTCATTTTATTTCAGGTGTTGTTGATACTGATGATTTACCTCTCAATGTATCACGTGAAATATTGCAGGAGAATAAGGTTATTAAAGTTATTAAAAAAGCAGTTGTTAAGAAAAGCATTGATATGCTAAAATCTGCTATGAATGATATGGATAATTATCTTAAAATCTATAAGACTTACCAAAAGAATATTAAACTTGGTGTTTATGAAGAAAGCGGTGATCGTGAAAGAGTTTCTGATCTTTTAATGTTTTATTCTGCTAATTCACCTGATAAGATGATAACATTTGACGATTATATTACATCTATGAATGAAAATCAAAAGCATATTTATTACATTGCTGGTGATAATATGGATATACTTAAAACATCTCCATTCCTAGATAGGTTTAAGAAAAATGGTTTAGATGTTCTGTTTATGACTGATCCAGTTGATGAATATATGTGTCAGCGACTTATGCAATACAAAGAATGCACTTTAACTTGCATTACCAAAGGTGATATTGAATTACCCAATACAACGGATGCTGATAAAGAACTTATTAAAAAACAAAAAGAAGAATATAAATCACTTTGCGATTATATTAAACGTCTTTATACCACCTTTAGCGAGGTCAAAATTACTAATAAAGTATCTGAATTACCTTGCATAGTATCTTCACCTGAAAATGGTTTTTCGGCTAATATGGAAAAGATTATTAAATCGCAAACATTAGGACAAACTGATAGTTCTAATGCTATGTTAAATAAAAGAGTATTGGAAATTAATCCTCAACATCCTATTATTAAGAAAATTAAGAATATTAATGATACTGAAGAATATAATTCATTAAGAGATCTTCTTGATCTTGTTATCAATAGTGCTTTATTGTATTCCGGATATCAAATTATCAAACCTGTTGATTTTTCTAAAAAAGTTCTTAATGTTGTTATGCTTGGTATGGATATTAATGATGATGAAGAAGAAGAAGTTGCTATTGATAAAGATCCTTTCAACAATGTTGAAACTATTGATATGACTAATGTAGATTAAATAATATTTATGTATAATAAGAAAATATGAAAAATGTTATTTTATTATTAGTATTTATTGGTATATTAGTTATAGTCCAAGGTTATTATGAAAATAAGATTAGTAATGTTAAAAAACAAAAAACAGTTGTTAAATACGTTCCTTTGCACACATATGAAGGAAAAATGAATGGAGCTGAATCAATTGATAATCAATTTAAAAGTTCTTTTGAGAAAATTATAAATACAGAAAATAAAAATGTATAAACTATTTACATCTACACCTATTGAATTTAAAAAACATTGTATGATGTTTAATACCAATAAACAAGAGGAATTAAATATGTTAGTTGATCTTCGTGATAAATATATTAAAAATATATCATCTAAACGTGAAGAATATAAAAATAAGTATGAAGAATATTTAAGACAATCTTCTGATACCAACGATTATATTGAAAGAGTTAATTTATTTGAAACGTTATATCCTTTTAAAAAACCTGAATTTGATATTTATACTTATAAAAATTATTTTGAGTTAAAAGAATTAAATGAAGATTAATACAAGTTTTGAATTTCAATTTATACCTTTTATTTTAGCATTTATTATTGGAATTATTTACATTGTTATTACAAATAATACCAAAGAAAAAATAGTTAAAACACCTACACCTTTTTCTAATAACCTTTATTCTGATTTTGATGGAGAATGTTATAGAATTAATGTTGTTGAAACAGAATGTAATGGCGATGAAAAAGAGTTCAATTTTGCTATATAAGTTTTAATATTATTTTTATGTTTTTTTAGTTAGAATACGCTAATCCACCCATTCCGCTTAATATACGTAAAACATTGTAATTTACGGCATATACAAATAATTCACCTGATTTACTACTTTTAAGTTGTAATTGCGCTGTATCTATCCTCGACATATTTAATGTTCCCGATGGTTGATGTTCTTCAGGTTTTAATGCAAATGAATATACATTAATACCTTGATTAACTGGTATATTATTGTGATGTTGATAAGGTTGAACTAACGAAAAATACTTTCCATCCCTTTCAGCAAAACGATCATTTCCATTTAATTGAAGTTTAGCTGTTGTTATTAGGTTATCTTTGATTGTATTATTGTTTTCAGCATTTGTAAAGTTATTCCAGTTGATATTAGAACCTAGAGCTGATTCAGGTCTTACTACCCATACAAGTTCTTTACAAGGGTGATTAAAACTTAAACGTGATGCTTTTACTGTATTTGCTGTTATACTTTCTGTTCCTGTAAATTGTAATTGTTCTATAAGATATTCGTGAGATAATTGAGCAAATCTTTTACGTTCATCAGTATCTAAAAAGATGTAATCAGCCCATAATGTAGCATTAAATGATTCGAAGTCTTCTTGTGAAGTTAGAACTGTTGTTCCAGAACCTGAATAAATTAGATCATCAGTGTTTGTTGCTCTGATATTTTCCATTGAATTAAACTCTATATTAACTTTAACTTCGTGGTATTGAAGAGCTATTAACGGTAATGCTAAACCAACATTACGACAAAACCAAAATTCAAGAGGAATATATAAATTTATTGTTTCGTTTTCTAATTTAACTGATTTATTTGCAGAATTACCACCAACCATTTCATAATATCCTTCTTTTTTACCTTGATCCATAGTAAGTTCATTCCAAATATACATCCATTCACCATATTGTTTATCAATACGTTGTCCACCTATTTCAAGTTCTGTATGTTTTATCATTCTATAACCATAGAAAGGTTGAAGATATATTGGATTTGATATGGTTGCTTTTATTTGTAAATATAATTTATGAACTAAATCACCATTGCGGGATATTTGACAAGTTACACGATTACCTAAAATGGCATTTCCGTTAAAGGTTTGTTGTATAGATTCTAACGAAAAATTAGTATGACGACGATAAACTACTTTAAAGAATGTTATTTGCGGATTACCTGTAAGATAAACATCTTGGGCACCATAAGCAACTAATTGTAATAATCCACCTCCCATTTTAATATAAAATAATATATTTATTTAATAAAATGTCGTGGGGTATTATATTTCTCATACTTTTTGCGATAGTTATTTTAGCTGCTGTAGGAATTACTATTTATTTATTTTTAATAAAAAAATACAATATTAAACAAGTATATTATATGATTAAATATCGTGGTGATGAAACTGCTCAAATGAAAGATATGATGAAAAAGTTTATTGTTGGTAAATTAGAATCCACTGAAAATAAACCTACACTTGTTTTATATAAAAACGAATATGATACTTGGACTTTATACAATGATAAATATACTAAACTTAGAACCGAAGATGGTAAATATATAAATGATGCACCTATAAAAAATGATGATTTAGTGTATATAAAAAACACTAACGAATATAAAGTTAAATTAGAATAATGTTGTTTAATTCTGGTTCTGTTAAAAAACCAGAAATTTGTTTTGTAATACCTGATAAACCATGGTATGTTAATGAAAATATACTTATTGCTAAACAATCTAATATTGAACAGATATTTATTAATGGTATTGAAAATGCTTTACTTATATCTAGTTTTATGATATGTTATTCAGTTATAACTGGTAATCCTTCACATATTGTTAATAAATTAAATAGGATAACGTCTAAGTTTATGAACTTTAATAACTTTTATTTTCAATCTGCTTTAACTAGTTCAATTATTTCAATGTTTTTAGGTGTTAATGCCGTATTAGGATATCCTAATATGGTAAATAAAAAGAAGTAAGTAAGTAATAATTTAGTTAGAATACGCAAGACCACCCATACCGCTGAGGATACGGAGGACGTTGTAGGAGTGAGCGTAGATTTTGACTTCACCCGTTCCTACTGTAATATCAGATATCTTAAGTTGAGCAGTATCAATGCGAGACATATTAAGAGTTCCCGATGGTTGATGTTCTTCCGGTTTTAATGCGAAAGAATATACATTAATATTACAACCACTATCTGGGATATTGGTATGATGTTGATATGGTTGAACGTGAGTAAAATATTTAGTATCACGTTCAGCAAAGCGATCATTACCGTTAAGCATAAGCTTAGTGTTTCCTAATTTTATAATATTTGCACTTGCATCTTTTCCTTGCCATATTAATTCTTTAACGGGATGGTTGAAAGATAATTTAGCAGAGAGATTAGAGCTATTGATTGTTTCACCTCCAGTGAATTGCACTTGTTCAATTAAATATTCGTGAGATAATTGAGCAAAACGACGACGTTCGTCAGTATCTAAGAAGATGTAATCAGCCCATAAGGTGGCATCTCCAAAGTCTTCGTTACTAAATTCAATATTGATTTTAACTTCGTGATATTGTAAAGCAATAAGTGGTAATGCTAAACCAATATTACGGCAGAACCAGAATTCAAGAGGAACATATGCTTTGGTTTCCATATTAGACACTGCTTTTATCATTTCAACATACCCATCTTTCTTTCCTGCAGGTAAAGTAAGTTCATTCCAGATTTCCATCCAATCGCCATATTGACGGTCAATTAATTGACCACCAATTTCTACTTCTACTTTGCTGATACATTTACGGGCATCATCTAAATCACCACCAGTTGAAGGATGTGTAAATACAACGTATAATTTATGAACTAAATCACCATTACGAGAGATTTGGCAAGTTACACGTTTTCCACCACCAGGAGTTCCGTTAAAGGTTTGTTGTATAGACTCAATAGAGAAGTTAGTATGACGACGATAAACTACTTTGAAGAAAGTGATCTGAGGGTTGCCAGTAAGATAGACATCTTGGGCACCATAAGCTACAAGTTGAAGAAGACCTCCACCCATTTTTAATATAAGCTAAGAAAATAATTTTAGATTATATTATAAATAAAAATAATTTTAGATATAAGTTTAGTTAGAATACGCAAGACCACCCATACCGCTGAGGATACGGAGAACGTTGTAGGAGTGAGCGTATATTTTGACTTCACCTGCAGCTTCTGCAGTAAACGATAGTTTAAGTTGTGCAGTATCAATACGAGACATATTAAGAGTTCCTGATGGTTGATGCTCTTCAGGTTTTAATGCAAATGAATATACATTGATCCATTGATCTTGTGGTGGAATATTGGTATGATGTTGATAAGGTTGAACGTGAGTAAAATACATAGCATCGCGTTCAGCAAAACGATCATTTCCGTTAAGCATAAGTTTTGCTTTACCAGTTGATTTATAAGCTGTTCCAGCTTTTCGTTGCCATATAAGTTCTTTAACCGGATGATTAAATGAAAGTTTGGCACTAAGAGAAGTATCAGTAGCACTTAAACTTTCACCACCAGTGAATTGCACTTGTTCAATTAAATATTCGTGAGATAATTGAGCAAAACGACGACGTTCATCAGTATCTAAGAAGATGTAATCAGCCCATAAGGTAGCATCAGTAAAATCATTATCAGCATCAAATTCAATATTGATTTTAACTTCGTGATATTGTAAAGCAATAAGTGGTAATGCTAGACCAATATTACGGCAGAACCAGAATTCAAGAGGAACATATGCGTTTGTTTCAGCTATCATTTCTTCATATCCAGTTTTCTTTCCTGCAGGTAAAGTAAGTTCATTCCAGATTGTCATCCAATCGCCATATTGACGATCAATTAATTGACCACCAATTTCTACTTCTACTTTTTTAATGCATTTACGAGCATCAGTAATAGATGCATCGTGTGTAAAAACTACATATAATTTATGAACTAAATCACCATTACGGGATATTTGACAAGTTACACGTTTTCCTTTACCAGCATTTCCGTTAAAGGTTTGTTGGATAGACTCAATAGAAAAGTTAGTATGACGACGATAAACTACTTTGAAGAAAGTGATCTGAGGGTTGCCGGTAAGATAGACATCTTGGGCACCATAAGCTACAAGTTGAAGAAGACCTCCACCCATTTTGTATTTATTATTAATACAGAAAAAAAATAATTTGTTAATATATTTAGTTAGAGTAAGCAAGACCACCCATTCCACTAAGAATACGAAGCACATTGTAATTCACAGCATACATATTGAGAGTTCCTGCAGCTGAACCAGCAGCTGTTCCAACAATAGCAGTTGCTGTATCAATACGAGACATATTAAGAGTTCCAGATGGTTGATGTTCTTCTGGTTTTAATGCAAAAGAATATACGTGAATATTTTCTCCATCAGGAATATTTTCGTGATGTTGATAAGGTTGGACGTGTGTGAAATATTTGGCATCACGCTTAGCAAAACGATCATTACCGTTAAGTTGAAGTTGGAAATCAGTAGTTGGTAAATTACTGAAATCGGTAAGTGTAGCTTCTTTATTAACCCATATTAATTCTTTAACAGGGTGATTAAATGAAAGTTTGGATTTTGTTGTTACACCAGTTGTAGCAGTACCTTCAGCAATTGATTCACCACCAGTAAATTGAACTTGTTCAATAAGATATTCGTGGGATAATTGAGCAAAACGACGACGTTCGTCAGTATCTAAGAAGATATAGTCAGCCCATAATTCTACATTTGTAACTTCAGCACTACTTCCTCCAAGTGCTTCTTTTGAACCTAATGTAAGATTGATTTTAACTTCGTGATATTGTAAAGCAATTAGCGGTAATGCTAAACCAATATTACGGCAGAACCAAAACTCAAGAGGAACATATACTGTATTTGCAATTGTATCACCACCAGCATAATTAATCATTTTTCTAAAACCTGTTTCTTTGCCTTTAGGAAGTGTAAGTTCATTCCAGATATACATCCATTCACCATATTGACGATCAATCATTTGACCACCAATTTCAACTTCTACTTGTTCAATAAGTTTATGTCCAACTTTTTGAACAGTAGAACTTCCTGCTGTCACAGTAGCTTGTAAGTATAACTTATGAACTAAATCACCATTACGGGAGATTTGGCAAGTTACACGCTGACCTAAGGTAGGATTTCCGTTAAAGGTTTGTTGTATGGACTCAATAGAGAAGTTAGTATGACGACGATAAACTACTTTGAAGAAAGTGATCTGAGGGTTGCCGGTAAGATAAACATCTTGGGCACCATAAGCTACAAGTTGAAGAAGACCTCCACCCATTTTATTCTTAGTTAAGATAAAAAAATATTGAGTTTTTATCAACCTATGTTTTTGTTATTATATATAACAATTAATCTTCAATATAATTAGTATAATGATTAGACTAACTGAATATTTTTCATTTTACGTTTTATTATGGTATTTTTTATATATTTATAAAATTATACCTTTTAATCCAATTATTACTTTGTATTTAATATTATTATTTGTAATTTGGATGACATTTTATATGATGCATATACGTGTATCCATAAAAAAAATAGTAATTTTCGTTTTATTTGCAATAATATTAATTAAAGTTTTACCTATTTTAACATTAAAATATGAATTTAAATACGAAGACCTTTCGTTTGGTTTATCAATGTTTATAGTATATCATATTATATTATATTGTACAAAAGGTATTGAACCTATTCAACATTATATTAATTTTATGAATTATTATAGTACCTTGCCAAATAATATTATAAAATACATAACTTTAATTTGAATATGCTAAACCACCCATACCACTTAAAATACGTAAAACATTATAATTAACACCCCATACCCTTATTGTTCCTGGATGTTTAGGTTTTACTACTAATTTAGCCGTATCAATTCTTGACATATTTAATGTCCCTGATGGTTGATGTTCTTCAGGTTTTAACGCAAATGAATATACATTTATACCCGAATTAGTTGGTATATTTGTATGGTGTTGGTATGGTTGAACTAACGAGAAATACTCTCCATTTCTTTTAGCAAAACGATCATTACCATTTAGTTGTAAATTAGCGGAAGTAATTGAATTTTCACCATCTGGATCTATACCAAATAAGGTATTTTGAAGTTTTTGATTTGATTCGTCGCCAAATTGTTCGATTGCGTCAGCATTAGATTCTGAAAATGTTTGTGTATCAGTATAATTATACCATTGATTTTGTTCAGTTGCTTTATTATTATCATTGATAGTCCATATAAGTTCTTTAACAGGATGATTCATAACTAAAGCAATATTTTGTTCACTTCTTCCTGAAAGCGTATTTTCATTCATTTGCACTTGTTCTATTAAATATTCGTGTGATAATTGAGCAAATCTTTTACGTTCATCAGTATCTAAGAAAATGTAATCACACCAAATAGAAGCATTTTTAATTGATTTAATATTAGCAATTGAAACATCGTTATTTTTAACATAAGCAGTTCCATTATAAGTGCAATTATTAAATGTTTCAATTTCTATATTTATTTTTACTTCGTGATATTGAAGAGCAATTAATGGCAATGCTAAACCAATATTACGACAAAACCAAAACTCTAAAGGAATATATACTTTATTATCCGTAAAACTTGTCATATCACTATCTGCACCAATCATTTCTTGATAACCATCCATTTTTCCAACAGGTAATGATAACTCATTCCAAATATACATCCAATGTGAATATTGTTTATCAATCTTTTGACCACCAATTTCAACTTCAACTGATTTTAATAAACGATGACCTATAAAATTAACATAACGATCTAAATTTTGTGTAAGAATATTGTCTATATTCCCAGAATATAATTTTGCTAATTCTACTTCCACATACATTTTATGAACTAGATCACCATTACGGGATATTTGACAAGTAACACGATTACCCCAATCAAACTTTCCGTTAATTGATTGTTGTATAGATTCTATTGAAAAATTAGTATGACGACGATATACTACTTTAAAGAAAGTTATTTGAGGATTTCCTGTTAAATATACATCTTGCGCACCATAAGCAACTAATTGTAATAATCCACCACCCATTTTAATTATTAAGCATATAAAAAATTAACTTGCAAAAAGTAATTAAATATGATGAAAGAAAGATGTAGTAAGAAAAGAATACACGTTGTAGATAATACTAAAGAAATCTCAACACTAGATGACATTCATATTAATAGTATAAAAAAATTTGAAGCTAAAAATAAAAGAATTGAAGAAATAACTGAACAAATTAATAAATTGAATATCATATCAATGACAGACATTTCTTGGTTATCCAACGTTGAAATTAAAGAACAAATTAAAGATTATACAAGGGAGTTAGATAAACTTAATAGTGAAAATGAACTTGATTATTACGAAAATGTCGGAGAAATATTGTTTAATTACTATGATATAGTTAATCAAAATGTTGGAGTTAAACAAGTTAATCCTAAAAAATATACTATTTTAGAAGCACTTAATATTGAAATGGATAATAGCAATTCAATAGGAGAATATAAAGATAAATCTAAATTGGTTAATGAATATTTAGCAATTACAGATAATAAATACATCAATCATATTGATGGTGAATTTACCAATTCTAAATGTATTAGTTGTAATAACGAAATGACTAATTTAGTTCAAGAAGCATTGGTAGTATGTTTAAATTGTGGTTATCAAGATGTTTTATTAGCAGAACAAAATAGACCTATAATGTTATACGATAAGAAAGATGGTATTCATTATAGTTATAAACGTATTAATCATTTTAGAGAATGGATATCACAAATACAAGGGAAAGAAAGCACTGACATACCAAACGAAGTATTTGAAAAAATATTAAATGAACTTAAAAAAGAAAAAATTACTGATACAACTAAACTTACACCTAAGTTTATGAGAACAATATTAAAAAAATTAAGAACACATAAATATTATGAACATACTGCATATATTATTAATAGAATTAATGGTATTCCACCACCTCAATTTTCACCAGAATTAGAACAAAATCTATCTAATATGTTTATGCAAACGCAACCCTTATTTATTAAATATGCACCTGCTAACAGATTAAACTTTATTTCATATTCTTACATTTTACATAAATTCTTTTTAATTTTGGATATGCCGGAATACCTTGCTTTATTTCCATTACTTAAAAGTAGACAGAAGATAGCTCAAAATGAAGAAGTTTTTAAGAAAATATGTAAAGAGCTAAAATGGACTTGGATTCCTAGTATTTAAAAATGATTTCGTTAATTGTAAATAATAATGTATATTATCTTTGATACTGAAACTACTGGTTTAATTCCTAAAGATCCTTCAAATAATTACTATCATTATACAAATACTTCTAAATATAATAATGCTAGAATGATTCAAATTAGTTATGAAATATTAGATTGCACCTTAAATGTTATTGCTACAAGAAGTTTTTATATTAATGAAGTAGATACAGTTAGTAATTCTCAGTTTCATAATATTACAAAAGAGTTATTAGAAAAAGAAGGTATAGGTATGAAGCAGTTTTGTGATATATTTGCTAAAGATCTTAATATTTGTTCTAAAATTATAGCACATAATTTACAATTTGACTATTTCATTTTAATGAGCGAGTTATATAGATTTGGATTTACTGATATTATTAACAAAATTAATTTACTTAAATTAATTTGTTCTATGAAAAAAACTAGGCATTTTGTTTGTTCTAATAAAAAATATCCCAAGTTATTGGAATTATATAATTACGCAAATAATAGTAATCTTAAAGAACTACCAAATGCACATAATTCGATGTTTGATGTTATGTATTTACGAATTGCTCTAGTTAAACTTAAGAGTAATAATGTATTTGATATATTTATGTGCGAATAATTATATATTTCAATTATATTTTTCATTAAATAAGATTATGGCTGATAAACTTGATGTTTTGGTAGAAAACAAAAATGAATATTTAGAACATTTAATTGATATTTCTACTATACCTATTTGTAAATTCTTTGTTAATATTGCAAATAATTGCAGTTCATTAAAAGAATTTCAAAAAGAATTAGTATTATTAACAAAATGGAATAAACAAAAACAAGATGCTAAAATGAATACTATTCATAAATTAATAGAAGAAGATCACGCAACACCTCAATATATGTTAAAATTATTATCTGAAATTATTTCTAAAAGTATTAAAATTAAAATTATTGAACATAAATCTATTATTAAATCATTAAAAGTATATATTCCTGAATGGTATGAATTTTTATATAAAGTATGTATATTAGCATCTAACATATTTTGGAAAAATCCAGTTTTATTTTATAAAAAAGTATCTTCTATTGAAAGACAAAATAACATTAATACTATTGAAAAAATAACTAAAACGTGTATTAAGAATGCTGTAAGATCTTTTATTCCTTTAAATAAAATTATTAATGAATTAACTGATATTACAGGAGGAGGAGAGATTAATATTACTAATACTCAAACTTTAGTGGAAAACGAAGATGATAGTGAAGATGATATTAGTAATGTTGATAATCTTCAAAGTGATGAAGATCTTGAGAGTGATGAAAGTGATAACAGTGATGAAGAACTTGAGAATGATAAGAATAATCAAAAACTTGAGAATGATGAAAGTGATGAAGATCTTGGGAATGATGAAGATCTTGAGAATGATGAAGATCTTGAGAATGATGAAGAACTTGAGAATGATGAAGATCTTGAGAATGATAAAGAACTTGAGAATGATGAAGATCTTGAGAATGATGAAGATCTTGAAAATGATGAAGATCTTGAGAATGATGAAGATCTTGAGAATGATGAAGATCTTGAGAATGATGAAGATCTTGAGAATGATGAAGATCTTGAGAATGATGAAGATCTTGAAAATGATGAAGATAAACAATTTAAAATAAAAAAAGATGAAATAAAACAAACTGAAGAATCTTTAGAAGATCAAATAGTAAAACCTGATATATTAAAAGATGAAATAAAACAAACTGAAGAATCTTTAGAAGATCAAATACTAAAACCTGTTGTTTTAAAAGATG